CCCCAGCTTGCTTGTAAATTGCTTCAAGAGCCTTCCCGAGATAAGTGTCGGCTCCAAGCTGCGCGTCGGTGTTGCGCGGGCTGGTAACTAGGACCGGGGTGTCCAGAGGAAAGGACGAGTCAACTCCGCCAGAAAGAGCGGTGGCCGTGTGGACCGCATAAGCTGAAGCTCCGGACGATCCGGTGCCGAGCGATGCTGTCACAAGAGCGGCTGCGTCGGTGTTCGCGTTGAGTTGATCCGCAACATAAGCTGCGGTAGAGATGACCGTTCCGGAAACATCGGTCCCAAGACTCACCGTGATTGCGTTTCCAGTGACGGCAATGGAGAGCGACGCGCTGTTTGTTCCGGGGTTGATTGCCCTGATGGTGATGTTGTTTCCGGCTACTCCATCATTGGCTGCGGTAAATTTAAGTTTAGCGTTGCCGGTTCCAATTTCGATGGAGGCGGCGCCACCGTCACTGTTTCCCGACCCCACAAGTCCGATGACAGAGGAGCGGACGGTGCGGATCGGGCGAGCGCCAGAATCGACTTCGAGGAGCTGAACGCCGTGGAGGAATGTCTCGGACATGGTGGGACGTTATGGTTCGGGGTCTATGGGGTCGAGCGTGGTTTTGTCAGCGTGAACGCCAGTGACAGGCATCGTGGCCGCATCCCTTTGAGAGCCGGTCCACGTCGTCTTGGAGCTTGTCGATGATCTTGTCCTGCACGGACAGACGGTCGGTGAGACTGCGGTAAATGATGCCCGCCAGCGTGGCGATCACACCTCCGAGCAGACCGAAAACACCAAGCACCCACGAGACGGGCACCACGAGTTGGGAGGATGTTGCCGGGTCCATTATTTCGAGGTGCTGTCTTTTGCGAGGTAGCCGAAAGCGGCGAGGGAGACCGGCAGAATCCAAGTCTTCCAATCGGTGATTTCGGCCCCGTTCTGCACGGTGTTTTGCAACGCGGCGGCGGCTGCGGCGAGCAGTCCGATGATGGTTGTTTTCATGTTGTTAGAGGAGGATTTCAGGGACGGCGTTGCGGATGCCTTCGAGGTCGTCCGGCAGCTCGGTTTCGGTCACGTCGCGGAGTGCCTGCTTCTTCGCGGACAGCTCGTTCCGCTTCTTCGCATCGCCCCGTTCGATGGACTTCAGGACCTCGGTGTCGAGTTCGGCGAGCTTCGGTCCCCGGCGTTTTCGCCAGACGTCGCGCTGCACTTCCTTCGCGGTTGGGATGTCCACTTCCACGCCCTGAGCGCCGATCTTCCAGGCGCGGCGGAAGTAGCGGTCTTGCGGGAGTGATGCTGCGTCGACGATGCGGGCCTCGACTGCCGGGTCGATGTCCTGCAATGCGCGTTCGATGGTGACGCCTGGTGCCGGGTGGACGATGCAGAGGTCCCCTCCGTCTTGATAGATGATGACTTGTGACATGATGGTTTCCGGTGGAGTTAAGCGAACGCGGCGACGCAAATTTCGGTGGAGTCCTGAAAGTCTGCGCCTTGGGTGACGGTGATCTGAAGAGCACCGGCAGATTTCGTTTCGGAGACCCGAGGGGAGACCGTGCAGGAATCCGAAATGTCATTGATCTGCCGAGCGCACGCCACGAACGCATAGTTCGACGATCCGAAAACCCCGTCCCAGTTGATCGTGTAACGACCGACCCCGCGATCAGTGATCGAAGAAACACCGTGCGAGGACCTGATTGCCACGGTTCCCGAACCGTTGAAGTTGACCCATGCGCGACACGATCCCGGGTAGAGCCTGAGCGTGTTCGGAACGACGGCCAAGTTCGAGGCGCTTCCATCGTTGGTTTCGGTGCCGGTAGCAACGCGGATGACTCCCTCGCGGGTGGTGGTTGCCGTGCATGCGCGTAGGCCTGCGGGTGTCACGATGCGCTCTTCATCGGTCCCGGCCTGAACCTCGGCGTCGGTGGCAATCTCGGCGACTCCCTTGCGGATCGACGAGGCGGTCACTTGCTGGAGCGCCTGCGGTGTCAACGCACGCTCGGAGTCTGTCCCGGCCTGTGCTTCCGAGGTGGTGGCAATCTCGATGATCCCACGTCGGCCGGTCGAGGCGGTGAGCCCTGCGAGCCCAGCGGGGGTGACCGCCTTCTCGTTGTCGGAGCCGGTGATCACCTCGGTGGAGTTCGCCAGTTCGATGATGCCCTGCGCGGATTCGGTCGCGGTGTTCGACGCGGTGATGAGGCGTTGCCAGACCGACCACGTGCCCGCGTCTTTGTTCCTAAAATAGATCTCGGTTCCCGACACGAACATCATCTGCGATCCCTCGCCCGCAGGCGCCTGCACGTGGATCAGGTCGAAGTCGAACGTAGTGCCTCCTCCGGGCCTTGTTGGCAGGTTGGTGTAGCCACCGGCCGCGCCACGGTAGAACCCCGAGACGGCCACGCTGTTGAGGTTGGTGCCGTTCGCGAGCGCGTTTGCGGACGGCATACCGTGGACGAGGAGAGCGGCCCTGAGCGCGGCTGGAGTGACGGCACGGGCCGTGTCGGTGCCGGTCGTGGTTTCGGCGTCGGTCGCGAGTTCGATAACGCCCTTGCGGGTCGCGGTCGCGGTCACGTCCTGCAGTTTCTTCGGCGTGATGATGCGCTCGTCGTCGGTGCCTGCCTGCGCCTCTGCGGTCGTCGCCAGCTCGGCCACGCCTTTGACAGTCTCGGTGGCCTGCGGATAGTCGAACGTCGTATCTCCGACGGTGACGGAACCGGCAGGAACTCCGGTGATAACAAGGTCGGCGGCGATGAGCGCGACCGTGTCGGCGCCCTTCGTGATGATCGGCGTGGACTGCGAGTAGATAGCGAGCAGCACGTTGCCCGATGTGTAGAGCCCCACCTCCTTCACGGTGTAGACG